ACAAGAGGCATGGACAACTCGCTATAACCACGAAACCATTGCTTTGGGTTTCTCAATCACTGAAGAAGCGATTGAAGATAACTTGTACGACAGCTTGTCTGCTCGTTACACCAAAGGTTTGGCACGTGCTATGGCTTACACCAAGCAAGTAAAAGCAGCAGCTGTTTTAAACAACGGCTTTAACTCTGCTTATGCAGGTGGTGATGGCGTGGCTCTGTTCTCAACAGTACACCCATTGGTATCTGGTGGCACCAACGCTAACACTCCATCTACTCAAGCTGACTTGAATGAAACCTCTCTCGAGAGCGCAGTTATTCAAATCGCAGCATGGACAGATGAGCGTGGATTGTTGATCGCTGCTAAGCCCAAGAAGTTGATTGTTCCTCCATCACTCCAGTTCGTAGCAACTCGTTTGCTCGATACTAAATTGCGTGTAGGTACAAACAACAATGACATTAACGCGCTTGAGAACAACGGTACGATTGGCGAAGGCTATGCAATCAACCACTTCTTGACCGACGTTAATGCTTGGTTCTTGACCACAGACGTACCAAATGGATTGAAGCACTTTATTAGAACTCCTTTGCAGAATTCTATGGACGGTGACTTTGATACAGGTAACGTTCGCTATAAAGCCCGTGAGCGTTATAGCTTCGGTTGGTCTGATCCATTGGGAGTCTTTGGCTCTTCAGGATCATTCTGATAAAAAGGGGGCTAAAACCCCCTTTTTTATTGACGATGTTTAAACATAATGGTATAAACAGATATCTAGGATTTTTATGCGTACCGCCAGCCTGCCTAGAGGTCATGTGCAATCAATTGGTACGCTACTTATTGCAAAGGAATTATCATGGCACGTGCAACGTTTGAAGGCCCAGTAATAGCTGGTGATCAGAGATTTGGTGACTTACGTAACATTGGTTACATGGGTTTGAACCAAACTGCGAATTTATTGTTGACAAATGTCACACCAAACACAGCCAATTTTGGTGGTGGTTCTGGCTCATTTGTTGATTCAAATGCCATTCCAAATGGAAGCGGTGTTGTTTACACGCCTTCTTCTACAGTTTATCCATCTGTTGCACAAACAATCCCAGCAGACACCACAACCAATTGGTATCGTGGATTTGTAGCTTACTTGCCCGCTGGGTCAAGAATTGTCAACATGTTGGTTGACGTACAAGCTTTGGTAACTATTACAGGTACATTGACTTCACAAACAGTCTATATTTCTAATAACTACACAGCCGCAGCAGGTACACCTACATACGCAGGCACAGCGGCAATCACCGCAGTTGGTCGTCAAGCATTGTCAGCTTTCACTGCTACACAATTGGCTAACCAACAATCAAGCTCTACAGATGTTATCCAAGCCAATGGCTTGCCAAATATCTCTCAAGTTGTATTCACCATTGCGATTGTAGGAACATCAGTTACTGCAATCACAGCGGGTCAATACATATTTACCGTTCAATATACACAAGTTGACGGTAGCATAGGTTCTACGACTGCTTACCCATACGGTAACTTCGATTAATTCTTAGCGGGGAGGTAACTCCCTGCTTTTACTTTTGGAGAATTAATATGATGCAGACTGATGTTTTATCCTCCCACCTTAGTGCGGCTGGTTCTTATTATGTTGGGCGTACAAGGTTAAAAGGTTTTGTTATAAGCCCAAAAGCCAGTACAGCCGCAACATTTGAAATTAGAAATGGAAGTTCTACCGCCGCTGTTTTATACACAATGGATATTGCAAGCCTTGGCACACCAAATACAACTTCAGTTTTAATCCCCGGCGAAGGCATCTTGGCTTCTACGGGACTATATTTAACATTAAGCGCAGGTTCCGTTACAGGAATCACGGTGTTCTATGGCTAAGTCACCAGCATGGCAACGCAAAGAAGGGAAGAATCCGAACGGCGGTCTAAACGCCAAGGGTCGGGCATCCGCAAAGAAGGAGGGGATGAATTTAAAGCCTCCTCAACCCGAGGGCGGATCAAGGAAGAAGTCCTTCTGTGCCAGGATGGAAGGGATGAAAGCAAAACTAACATCCCCCAAAACAGCAAATGATCCAGATTCAAGGATCAACAAAAGCCTTCGGGCTTGGAAATGTTAGGAGTACAAGATGGCAGTAGGACTATCATCTATTGGGCCAATTGGGGATGCAAAAGATGCAGATAAAATGTATGAGGAACAACTTATACATTATATAAAAGGTAATAATCGCGGTGCAGGTATGGGTTTTAAACCTCGTCCAGGAGATGCTAAAACAGCTAATGCTTTGAATGCTGAAGCAACTAAAAAATGGATGAGTAAACAAGAACCAGCAATAGAGAATGACAGCGACATTCCTACTGGCGGTACTTTTAATGCTGATGGAACTTTTATTCAAGCCAAGAAAAAAGGTGGTAAAGTTAAATCATCCGCATCTAAACGCGCAGATGGTATAGCTACCAAAGGATTTACTAAAGGTAGGTACATGTAATGGACAACCATGATGTTAAAGTAATGACCGATGGAGCCGCAGTAGTCGTAGGACTGGGCGGTTTCATGCAGTGGTTCCCTCCTGTGGTGGGACTTGTTGGTGGTCTATTGACGATTGTTTGGTTGTGCTTGCGTATATGGGAAACCGATACGGTTAAGGCTTGGAGAAACCCAAATGCCAAGCACGAGTAAAAAACAGCACAATTTTATGGAAGCAATTGCCCATAACAAGGCGTTTGCAAAGAAGGTTCACATACCTCAACGGGTAGGTGAAGAGTTTGTTAGCGCCGATAAAGGCAAAAAATTTTCAAAAGGTGGAGAAATGAAATCAGAAAAAGCACATGAAATGCATCAAGCAAAAGAACTTCGTCGCATGGCGACTGAAGAGGCTCGTGAGGCCAAAGAGATGAAACACGGTGGTCATACCAAAAAGATGGCCATGGGTGGAATGGGTATGAACCCAAGAGCAGCAGCTTTAATGGGCGCCATGGCTGCTAGACGTAAACCAGTTATGGCAGCTGCAATGCCAGCAATGAAACATGGAGGTAAAGCTATGGAACACGAAGGACACGAACACCACATGAAAATGGCTCATCATCATTTAAAGATGGCGATGAAAGCCGGCGGTAAAACTGAAGAGAAGGGTATCCCCCACTCTAAAGATATGGGCGAGAAAGTTCTTAAACACGGCGGCAAAACTCACGCTTATGCTAGAGGCGGTAAGATCGACGCACGTATGGAACCCGCACACATGGAAACCAAAGGCGATTTGCGTAAAGGCAATAAGCCCCATGGTGAACATGTTATCCAGGAAAAAGGTCACACACGCGCCATGATGCCCAAAATGAAGGGTAACGTTATTGGTAATGGCCCTATCGTTAATGCCAAAAAGCATGGCGGTAAAATTCATCACAAGAAGTAAGGATTGATCATGAAACATAGTCACGGACATATTTATCCTGCTGGCCATGAGCATCATCATGAGCACAAGATGCATCATGAGCATGTAGCTCAGCATGAGGCTGGTGGTCACGTACACCATCACCATCATTACAAAGAACATGCTGCTGGACACAAGTTGCACCATGACACAGTAGAGCACTTGCACAAGCATCAGAAACACATGTCTCACGGCGGTAAAGCCTGTTAAGGAGTTAACATGGAAGATAAGCAAAGTTCTCGCATCAAAGCGACTTTAAATTATCCTAACGGCCCAGTTCCCAGAGCTGAACTTATTAAAGATAATGTTGGTTATAAGCCTACATTTCAAGCAAAAGATTCATCTGATGAAGAACGGGCACGGGTTCTTAAAGAAGCTTCTGAGTATGCTTCGGAATTGCAACGTGAATCACGCGGCAAAAAGAAGGGCGGAAAAATTGGCAAAGTTGCCAAAAGTAAAAGCGCTTCTAGCCGAGCTGATGGTATAGCTAAAAAAGGCCATACCAAAGGGAGAATTTGCTAATGCTAGCCAGTCGAGGAATGGGTGACATTAGCCCATCTAAGATGCCCAAGGGTATTTGGAAAAAGCGCCGTGATAACACGGACTTTACCGAATACTCTAAGGGTGGGAATGTTGGCTTGTATGCCAATATTCATGCAAAACAGGAACGTATCGCACACGGCTCCAAGGAAAAGATGAGAAAGCCTGGAAGTAAGGGCGCCCCTACAAATGAGGCGTTTATCAAGTCTGCAAAGACCAGAAAATCCTGAAGTGTAAACGTTTACAGATGCAATCATGACAACAACCGGAAAAACATCCTTTGACCTAGACTTCACCGAATTGGCGGAAGAGGCATGGGAACGTGCCGGTCGTGAATTGCGTACTGGCTATGACTTGCGTACAGCCAGGCGTTCCATGAACCTGATGACCATCGAGTGGCAGAACCGTGGTATCAACATGTGGACGATCCAACAGCAATCGTTTACACTTGTTCAAGGATTGAATACGTATCCTATCCCTACAGATACGATTGATTTGATGGATCATGTGATCCGTACAAACCAAGGGTCATCAAGTAATCAATCAGACTTGACGATCACCAGAATCAGTATGCCCACGTATGCTACGATTCCAAATAAGTTAACCCAGGCCAGACCAATTCAAGTATTGGTGCAAAGAAACTCAGGGGAAACCAATCCGTATTTAGATAGCACGGGAGCTGCTATAACGCTCGCTACAAGCATTAATTCAACAGCGACTACCATTGTGTTGTCCAGCACCGTAAACATGGCTGCACAGGGCTATATTCAGCTTGGCAGCACATCTGGTGAAATTGTTTATTATTCCTATATATCAGGGAATTCCTTGATGAATTGCTTTAGGGGTCAGAACAATACCACAGCTCAGTCATACACGGCGGGAGCAGGTACACCTATTTATATTCCACAGATTCCCGCTGTAACTGTTTGGCCAACGCCAGATGGATCTACGACATACACGTTTGTTTATTGGAGAATGCGCAGAGTACAGGACACTGGTTCTGGCATTGAAACAGGCGATATGAGTTTTAGGTTCATGCCTGCATGTGCAGCTGGTTTGGCGTATCACATTGCGACCAAAATACCAGAAGGTACACCCAGGATAGATATGTTAAAGGGACAATATGATGAACAGTTCAATCTTGCGGCGGGTGAAGATCGTGAGAAAGCTGCGATACGTTTTGTACCTCGTCAGCAGTTCATTGGTTCAGGCAGTCCATAATGGGAAACAGGTTCGCATCAGGCAAACATTCGATTGCTGAATGCGATCGGTGCGGGCAAAGGTACAAATTAAAACAGTTGAAATTTGAGGTCATAAAGACTAAACTTTATCAATTGAAAGTTTGTCCGGAGTGTTGGGATCCAGATCAACCGCAATTACAGTTGGGTATGTTCCCAGTTGATGATCCGCAGGCGGTCAGGCAGCCAAGACCTGATTTGAGTTACGAGGCTTCTGGTTTGGATTACTTGGGTTTTCCTTCTGGTGGATCAAGAGATATTCAATGGGGATGGAATCCAATTGGTGGAACATCGTTATCAGATGTAGGGTTGACGCCTAATTATTTGGTGGCAACAACAAGTGTAGGCACAGTCACTATAACAGGGAGTTGACAATGAAGAATGATGATATTAAACAAGACAAGAAGTTGATCAAGAAGGCTTTTGCTATGCACGACAAGCAAGAGCATCCTGGTAAGCACACGAACTTAACCAAGTTAAAAAAAGGTGGAATTGCTGGTGTATCTAGCGAATCCATGAAAGCCATGGGTCGTAACATGGCACGGGCAACCAATCAAAGGGGTAGATAATGGCTAAGCAAATCCCACCTACAACCAAGAATAGTCCACCTATTCATCATGGTGCAAACGTTAACAACAAGCCTGCATCAGATTATGCTATTCCACATACCATGACGGACAAGAAAGTTGACATTAGAGATGATGTTGGAATTGTTCCAAAGATGCCTACTCGTAAGAATTGGACACCTTTGTCTGGTGTTTCTATTGGCATCAATGACGAAGTGAAAACTGACGGCATTGAAATGCGCGGTGCTGGTGCTGCCATCAAAGGCCGTATGTCAAGAGGCCCAATGGCTTAATATGTATTATTCGGAATTAGTTACTTCAGTTCAAGATACTATCGAAAATACATTTCCGACGGTAGATATGAACCGCATGATTGAGCAGACGGAGCAGCGCATCTATAACACGGTGCAGCTGCCCAGTTTACGTAAAAATGTGACGGGTACATTAACTTCTGCAAAACCATATTTATCTGCGCCAAATGATTTTTTATCGGTATATTCATTGGCTGTGTATCCTGTAGACGGATCAACTGGTAACTATCTTTACTTACTGAATAAAGATGTAAATTTTATTCGTGAAGCATATCCCAATCCAAGTTATCAAGGTCAGCCAAAACATTACGCTATCTTTGGCCCTGCTACCACTTCATCTAATCCTCCTAACATAACAAATGAGCTGACATTTATTATTGGGCCAACACCAAATATTGCTTATAACGCAGAACTTCACTATTACTATTATCCAGATTCAATTGTTCAAGCTGCAATAAGTACGGTATCAATTACTGTAGCTGGATCTGGGTATACAAATGGAACATACTACAATTTAAGTCTTACCGGAGGTACTGGTAATTCTGCTACTGCTACTATTGTTGTATCAGGAGGAGTCGTTACTTCTGTAACTATGGTTGCTAACGGCTGTTATTATGCTGTTGGAGATCAGTTATCAGCCACAATTGGTAGCGCTGGATCAGGGTTTACACTTACAGTCACAGCAATTACTAATGCGAATGGTGAAACATGGGTAGGTGGTAACTTCGATACCGCACTGATGAATGGCGTTTTAGTTGAAGCTGCAAGATATATTAAAGCTGAACCCGATACGATCAAGTTCTATTCGGATATGTATTCAGCATCTATGACTTTGTTAAAGAATTTGGGAGATGGCAAATTACGTATGGATGCTTATCGTGATGGTCAATTTAGGCAACCAGTTGTATGAGCATAGTACAAACCCAGACTACGTCGTTCAAATCACAGTTGTATCAAGGGGTACATAACCTTTTGACGGATACGCTTTACATGGCTTTGTACACAGGTAATGCCAATTTAAATGAATCGACAACTGTATATTCTTCCACCAATGAAGTGACAGGAACTGGATATACGGCTACAGGAATTCAAGTTACAGGGGCAACTGTAAACGTTTACAGTTATACTGCCTATGTTAACTTCAACAATGTGGTTTGGCCTAATTCATTAATCACAGCCAGGTGTGCTTTGTTATATAACGCAAGTAAAGGTAATAAATCTATTTGTGTTATTGACTTTGGATCTGACAAGACAATGCAAAACTTTACCATTACAATGCCGTCAAACACGTATACTGCGGCATTAATTCGAAGCTCAAACTAGGAGATATTATGCAGACCGAAAACATCAATCCAACTGAAGGCTCGGCAGTTGCTGTAGCTACTCGTGCTTTTCTTTTAGAAAATGCTAATGTCGTTGGCGCGTATACAGTTACTTGTATAGGCACGGATGGTAAAATTAAATGGGAAGAAACATTTCCTAATTTGGTGGTCAATGTAGGTAAGGCTGATCTTCTAAACAAGTATTTTGCAGGATCTTCTTATACTGCTGCTTGGTATTTAGGATTGGTAGATGGCGCAACAAGTCCTACATACAATTCGGCAGATACCATGTCATCACATGCAGGATGGACTGAAAACGTAGGTTATTCTAATGCCACTCGGCCTGCTGCAGCGTTTGGTGCAGCATCTGCAACGGGTGGTGGAGCTAATACAGCAGGAACAGGAACTATTTCTACATCAGCTACAGCGTTTAACATTAATGCATCAGGCACAATTGCTGGTGCATTTTTAGTCACAAACAATACAAAATCAGGTACAACAGGAACTTTATATTCTGCTGGTAATTTCACTACAGGTAATCGTACAGTGTTGTCAGGAGACACATTAAACGTTACATATACTGCTAATTGTTAAGGATTTATCATGGCTGCAAAATTTGTAATTGGTGAGGAAGTTAAAGTATTCCCTGCTCCAGTGGATCCTGCTGGGCCTATATTGGCTATGCAAATGGATGCTACAGGAAACATTCAATACTTAATTTCATGGACAGATGAAAACAATACTGTTCAACAACGATGGTTTAATGAAGATCAGTTAATGGCTGCATAATGGCTGTCTATGATGTCTCAACGCAAGAAAACCTTAGTTCAGGATACTGGGGTTTATCTACTTGGGGGGATGGCGCTTTCGGTGGTTCAGGTGGTTTAACTGATAATTTATCTGCTGGTTTTATTTATAACGGTACAATTTCAGAAGATCTTATTGTTGCCTGGGGTGGCCAAAGTTGGGGATATGGTGCTTGGGGAGGATTGTCCACGTTGACAGATACAGAAGATGTGGTGCAAGTATTTAATACGCCGGTATCTGAAACAATTACGACCACAGAAACAATCACTGTAATAGCTGTTAGTAATGTATCAATAGCTGAACTGGCATTGGCAACGGAGTCAATTACCAACGTCATTACGACCAATTTGAGTCTGTCTGAGACAGTATCTGTAACGGACACTGTAGATTCAAGTACAGGATATTATGTTAACGTAAACGAAGATTTTACAAACTCTTGGGGTATTAGCCCTTGGGGATATGGTGTTTGGGGCGGAACTTCGACATTGGTAGATGTAATTACAGCAAACCCATCTACAGTATCAGCCGCTTCTGAAACCATCACGGTAACGGACTCTGTAAGTGCATCACAGGGATATGCCAGCACGGTATTGGAAACAGCTACAGTAACTGATTCAGTCAGTACTTTACAGACATTTGCGGTATCTATAGCAGAATTGATTGTTCTAGCTGATACGCAAACGGTTACACAGACGTTTGCTTGTATTGTTTCTGAATCAATTAGCTTGTCTGAGGGATCTACGGGGGGGACGCTTTACTTTGCTACAGATTCTGAAACAGCTACGGTAACGGATCAATATGTACCTGGCGGTTCTTCTTTTGTAAATGTATCGGAAACAGCAGTTGCTTTAGATTCCTTGGTGGCTGGGATATCCAGTTTGTTGAGCGTATTGGAAACCATATTCTTATTGGATTCTTTGACCAATACATTGACTTCGACGAACTCTGTAACAGAAACGGTATCGGTCACAGATTTACAAAATACGTCAGGCAGTATATATTTTGTACAAATTGGTGAAAGTGTCATTGTAACTGACTCAATTATTGGTAGACTATTATGGGAAATAATTGATGACAGCCAGACACCTTCATGGCAAAATATAGATGATTCGCAAACAGCAACGTGGAATGCTATAAGCACGGCCCAGTCATCTAATTGGACAACGATTGATAATTCAGAAACGCCGGGATGGACAACCATTGAGGATACACAAACACCGGGTTGGACGGTAATTTCTACATAGGAGCAATGAATGACAATTAACTATACCACCCTACTTGGTCTGGCTCTTCCAGTAACAGGTACTGAATCGGGTACTTGGGGAGATGATGTATCAAATGGTATTACCCAATATATTGACGCATCGGTAGCGGGGACACAGTCTATTACGACTAATGCAGATGTAACGCTAAGTCTAACAAATGGATCCAGCGCAGGAACTAATCTAGGTTCAACATCATCGCAGTACATGCAATTGCTTTGCACAGGAGCAAGAACGGCGTTAAGGTATATCAATGTACCTAATTCATCAAAAATGTATGTTGTTAATAACTCTACATCTGGTGGGTATAGCATAACTGTTAGAGGTGTAACTGGTCCGACCACTGGAGTGGAAGTAACAAATGGTGAGAAATGCATTATTTACTGGAACACGGTATCTGGTGATTTTGTTAAAATTTCTACTTCGGTTATTACCAATCTTACGGGAACACTTTCTCCTGTTAATGGCGGTACAGGCGTAGCTAACAATTCGGCCAGTACAATTACGATTTCCGGTAATTATGCAACAACGCTTACTGTTACTGGTACAACAAACGTCACCCTTCCCACATCAGGTTCATTGGCATCAACAGGCAAGGCAATCGCCATGTCTCTTATTTTTGGCTTTTAGGAGAATTAAATGGCAAATCCAAACATTGTTAATGTAACAAGTATTTATGGAAATACTTCTTATCTTATACCAGCAACAAGTGCAACCACTTGGACAGCGCTGACACCTGCATCGGGCACGGTTAATAAACTTGATAATGTTGTTGCATCGAACGTAACATCAAGTGCGGCAACAATTACTTTATCAGTCAATAGCGCAGTAAGCGGTGGCGGTACAGCGTATCGTATTGCTTATCAGATTTCTGTTCCACCAAATGCGTCTGTTATTTTGATTGATAAGACTACAGCAATTTACGTTGGCGAGGCACAGTCTATAGTCGCTACTTCTGGCACAACAAGTGCCATTGAATTGACTGCATCTTACGAAGCGATCACTTAAGGACTGACCATGAGTTTGACTCATATCGGTGGCGTTATCTCTGCTCAATACAATGGGCTGAACTATCCTGTAACAACGGTAGAGTATCTTGTTGTTGCTGGGGGTGGTGGCGGTGGGTATTCATCGGCTGGCGGTGGAGGAGCGGGGGGCGCATTAACTGCCACAGGATACGCAATAACTTTGGGGTCATCTATCACTGTGACTATTGGTGCTGGTGGTGCTGGTGCTACAGGAAATGGAACAGGTACTTCAGGTTCTAATTCTGTTTTTGGCTCTATAACATCTACTGGTGGAGGAGGCGGAGGGTCTGGAAGTACCAATGGATTAAGTGGAGGCTCTGGAGGAGGTGGTGGATATGGAGCTAATGGTGGCGCAGGAACTTCAGGACAAGGTAGCACTGGTGGAAATGGAACAAATAGTCTTTACACGGGCGGAGGCGGTGGGGGCGCAGGATCAGTTGGATTAAATGGAAATTCTACAAGTGGAAATGCTGGAAATTCAGGTACAGGTTTAGTCTCATCTATTACAGGCTCACCCATTCAATACGCTGGCGGTGGCGGTGGCGGTTGTAATAGTTCACAACTTGTAGGGTTGGGCGCATCTGGTGGTGGCAATGGAAATAACAATGGTTTAAATGGATTTACTGCAATTGCAAATACAGGTTCTGGCGGTGGTGGTGGTGGAGCTATTGGTGGTGGAGCAAATGGTAATGGCGGTGCAGGAGGTTCAGGCATCGTAGTCATCAGATACCCATCCTATTTATCACAAGCAACAAGCACAACAGGTTCACCTACTTATTACCAAGCAGGAGGATATAACGTCTATGTCTTCTATGCTTCAGGCACAATCACATTCTAAGGTTAACAATGGCAACAGGAATATTCAAACTTAGAGATCAGCTTTATGGCTTGGTACAAGGCGCATGGTCAGGCGTAAGTAAAGCCACTGCTCCTCAGTATGTTGAATACCTTGTTGTAGCAGG